CGAATGATGATGGCAACGCTGGCGAAGCTAATGGCACAAAACCATCTTCTTCGGGCGTATAAAGCCACGCTGCTGTGTTTGAGTTGATATACAGTGCCTTTTGTTTTATGTGGTTGGCAATAGCCATGCAAGATCCGTTAGTGGTTGTTGACAATGCTGATTGAAGCGGCTCCCACCTTTTGAGCATCAAGCCCTTTTTGTTAAAGTTAGTAGTTGGCATTTTGTTATGTTATTTGAATTTTAGCTAATAATGAGTCTGCGGATATTCTACGCAAAGCCGATACTTGGTCATTTGCGTTAGTACCACCTATTTGTGTTTGATTTGTAACGGTTGACACCGTTGTAACAGTTGTAACAGTACCGACAGTGGTAATTGTTGCAAGTGTTAATGATGCTGATATTGAGTCTAACAATACTCTTAACCTGCCTGATGTATCAACCCTTGTTTGTCCGATGGAGTTCTTTAACACCTCAACCTCTGTTTGTATTTGCCTTAACGCTTCGGTTGTTTCTGCCGTTGCTAATTGTGCGTTAGTTAATGGCTGTGTTTGCCCTGTGTTCACATACGATGGATAATCAACCGTTGAGTCGTATATGAATTGCAGTATATCGCCACTATTCATTCCTGTTGTGCTAAACTCCAATGTGATAGTATCACCTGTTATGCTTGTGTAACCTCTACCCGATATTGCGGGGGTATAGATAATCGCTTCCCTTGTAACATTCACAATTGCGTATAACAATTTGATGTCAAAGTTTACGATGTTAGTGTCAATAGTTCCAACGCCCGAACCACCGGGAGTGAATACGTATGATGGTGTGATTAAGTTTTTCATGTTTTATCCAAATATATATGCGTATGCTATGCTCAAATCGGGTTGAGTTTCCCAAAGACTTGTTGTTGTGTTGTACTTCAATAAATCGCCATCGTTAGGGTTTTGCGCACTTACATCATGCAATTCATCAAGTTCATAACCATTCTGCACTTTCACGTACATTCTACCTGCTGAACCTGCGCTTGCAGTGGTTACCGTTGCAACATAAACTAAATGATTTGGTGCAAATGGCTTTGTTCTTGTTATCGCTCCGTTTGTTGCTCCCAAGTAAACACTATCACCGTCAACAAATGGTGAACCTAATATGCTCAACCCATCAATTAAACCTTGCAATATAATTATACCCTTTTGATTGGCTGCTATACTTGATGAAAACACAACACCAACTGTTCTTGCTGATGTAGCATCACTTGTATTGTTTGCTAACTTAACGGTCATTCTATCACCTGTACCACCAAATGCATACACTACTTGCCCCTTTGTAATAGATACGCTTTCAGCATTGGTAACGTATGCAAACAAGCTATTAGGCGAAGTTCCTATACATTGAAAACCATCCAATGTTGAGTTGAATATACAAAGCATTTCAGCACCATCCCATATATCGCCACCAATCAAAGCGCCATCGTTATTGCGGTATAGTGATTTTGCGCCAAGTGAGTTAATATCCAGCGTTGCCCCTTGTGTGTTTCCGTTGGTAAATCTTATTAAATACGTATCCCCATCGGCATACCCTGTAACACCTGTGATTGTGGTTGTGTATGTGTCTGTCCCCGCTGCGGTTGACTTTGTGATACCGCCACCGCCTGTCAAGTCACTCAACATTGCAAAGGTTTCTGTCGGTCCTGCCTTATCGGGGATTTGAAATTCAGTTGCAGTTGTTAAATTTGGCGATGTGATTGTTGCGTTTCCTAAAGCATTATTGATAATTATTTGGTCGTGCTTAATTTGAACGCTTTCTCCTGCGCCATTGTCAACGGTAATCCCTACTGATGTTGTAGAACCCGCAGTTGTTACTTGTTGCAGGTCGGGGGTGGTGACTAAATTAGCCACTGCCTGCACCGTTGTTTTAACCGTATTGCCACCTTGCACTATCGGCAACGGCTCGGTGCCTGCTAATGCGCCTGCACTCGGTAAAGCACTTATTTTAGTATCAGCCATTTAATTGTATTTTAAAGCCATTTTCTTGCAACAAATAAAAACCATCCTCTAACAAAACAAAGTAAGGTATGGTCGGTTCATCACTACCAAATTGCGTTGCAAATATAGTGTTACTTGGCACGTTAGTAGGTATTTTAGTTACTTGAATTTGCGTGTTTCCGATTGCGTTTGATGCAATATCCAACCCCGTTAGTTGACAAAATTCGGCAACTCGGTTCAATCCGTAGCCGAACTGCAATGATAAATCCCAAACCGATTGCACCTGCTTGATGAAATAAGTGTTATCGGGTTGCTTGGGTGTGTTCTGTTGCTTGATGGCAGCCGCTTCGACTTTCGGTTTGATAGTTTCATCGTAAGTCAATGTCAACCCCTCAATGCTATCTGTTATAGTCAACCCGTTATCCGTTGCCAACTTAACCGAATATTGCGCATCACCATAAAGCAACACCGCAACATCGTATATTCCTTGTCCGTTCTTAACTGCGTATAGCATCGACTTCAAAGTTAGTGGTGTTGTTATCTGTGAACACTACCGAAACGCTTGAATATCCATCGGCAGTAAGTTGTTGCAATATCTGTTTGCGTAGTTGTAACTGCGCACCCGAACTATTAAGGAAATTGTCGATGCCAACCCCGCAAAATATGTACTCTTTCCAATCACCTTGATTAGAGTTAATAATGTCGATGATATGGTCCTCATCACTATTGCCGATTACGAAGTCGTTATCTTTGATGAGTATATCACCCGTATCATCCTGTAAGAAATCTTTAGCCGTTGCCATGTTGTACCTTGGTGTTTTCTAATTCTGTTTGTTGTGTAGGAGTTAATGGTGTTACGCTTGTAAAAAATGGTGCTAATGCAAATACTCCACTTGGTGCAAGCGTAACAACTTGACTTGAACACGCTACAATTAATGAATTTACTTTATTTTCTAATGCGTTTAATTTACTTGTTAAATCTTGCACCTTAACCAACCCACCATTTGCATCACCCGCCAAGTATATTTGGTCAACCTTGCTAACCATTGATACGTATGCCGTTGCTTGTGATGTCTGTTGCACTATCACAACACTATTGTTGGCAGGTATCAGCGTGAACCCCTTATCTGCATCGGCATTGAGTAGCACATCAAAGAACTCTGCATCACCGTTAATGGGTGTGCATGTGCAAGTCATTTCTGTTGTGTTGATGTCGCTCACCGTACACGGTATGCCCTCAAACGTGAGGTCATTAACACCGCTTAACGCTTGTATTGCCTGCCTTATGTCTGTTACTAATACACTCATGCTATTCTACGTTCTAATTCGATTACTTGCTTGCCGCCATTGTCTGTTGATACGGTTGTTGATACCGATTTGACAAGGTACTTGCCCTTTCGCTCGGGATATTTCCAACTATCAACCACAATGTAATCACCTGGTACTATTTTCGGTTCTAAAAAAGTTTCAAACGAGCCATAATACCCCGTGTAATTGGCTTGCTCTAAAAACGAATTACACTTAACATCCAACTGCGCCTTTGTGCCACCGATTTGAAACACCGTGCGAACATCGCCCGTTTCATCCCCGTAAGTGTATTCGGTACGTTTTATTCCCTCAATGATAACACCAACAACTTTGACCTTAACATCATCTTTTTTCAAGTACGTTAGCTTCATGCCATCGGCAGTCATGTCACGCTCAAATAACATGTAATGCTCCGTTGCTAATTTCGGATAAAATGCCAATCCAACGTATAGCTTACCCTCAATAAAAAACGAATACAAGCCATATTGGTCGCGTAGCACTTGCAACACCTTACCGATACTTGCACCATTTGTTCTAATCATACCTAACTCTGCATCTATGGCCTCAAACGGTACTGATTTTTCCGATAGCATTTTCTTTATGAATTCCTGCAAGTTAACCGACTTGTAACTCATATTAGGCGCGATTGCTTGCTTTATTAAAAACATTTCATCCTCGCATAATAATTCAATCGGCACGTTGTTGTTAATCTTGGCAATGTAACCCGTGAATATAACCGTTTGGTTGGGATGGTATGCTGCGGTTATTATTATCCTATCCCCTCTGCGCATAATAGGGTTATCGCCCTCGTACACGTTGCGGTCATTGTACTTGATATTTCTCGGAAGTATTACTGATGCCGTTTGTGTTTGCTTATCGTATGACCTTGCCAACGTAATAGTGTTGACCTTATCCCAATAGTAAGTGTCGCTTCTACCGTTGCCTTGTTGTTGTATTTCTACCCTGCAAACTAATCTAAACATTTTTGCGTTCTATTGTGTAGTCAGTATCACTTACCGCTTGCCATTGGAAGTATTGCACGTTACGCATACCTTGTTGTTGCGATAGTTGGCAACTTTCAACAACAATTTGCGTGATGCCTAAAATGTCGTTCAAAAACGTGCTTGTAACCTTTAACGGCACGGGTGCGCTTGCGTAGCTTTTAATCAATCGCGCATCAACATCGGGGTATTCATCTGGGTTCTTTGTAGCAACATAGCCGCGTATAGTTAGCTGAATGTCACCCATACCTATGTACTCCTTAACCGTTCCGACTTTGTCAATCATAGCCGTTTTAATGATGTTTTTTTCAATAGTGGCATCAATGATAACCCCGTTCAAAAATAGTCCTTTAATTGCTTGCTGATTAGCGTTTGCATCCAACGGGTCGCTCACTTGCTTTGTGTTTGTAGCAAGTGCGTTTGATGTCTGCACGTATTCATTTGTAAAATCATTAAACTCATACGTTGTGAATGTCGGCTGCTCAATTAACAACGTGTCATATACGGGTGTGCCAAACAATGAAGTCGCATCGGGTTTATCCGTTATGATGTCAAAGGTGTTGGCTAATATTGCACGTTGCACTATTGGCAGTCCAAAACCCTTTGATAGCGTTCTCGCGTTGGTTTTTGCAAGCGGTTGTGGTATGTAAAATTTTAAACTCATTTTGTTGCCATTAATTGGAAGTCATTAACTGCCTCGATAAGTGCTTGCGCTACAATTTCTTTAATCTCGCCCGCGCCCTCTTTTATTTGTGTTGTTTCAACCTTAATCATTTCAACTAACTTGTCGATGCTGATGTTGAAATTTTGCACCCCTCTGCTTTCTAATATATTTAATCCTGTACCGCCTTTGGCTTCGGCTTTGGTCTTTGCTTCGCCCATACCTTGCGCGGCTGCTTGGGTGGCCATGCTTGGTTTTTGTAATAAATTAACTTGACCCTTAACAATATCGTAAACACCTTTAACCAATGCGGTTTTATCAAGGAAGTCAGCCGCAGTCATTGTACCTGCTTTTAAATTAGCACGAAACTCTTTCATCACACCAAGCAATGCCATTTGTTTATCAAGTGCTTCTTTTAAAGTTTGCGCAGGTTTATCTACAAATTCTTGGTTTAATAATTTTTGAAAATTTTCAAGTCGTGAATAATCCGTGTTAAATAGTTGTTCTGCCCAATTAAAAGCGGTTCTATTTTGCTTTTCTAAACCTTGTGTGACTTGATTTGAAATTTTAAAATATTCTTGTAACGCGCCAACTAATGTGTTTAGGAATGATACCGTGCCAGCAATGATGCCCGTTTGACTTTGACCTATTTGTACTTTCAACTGCTCCCAATTATCACCGAGCATGCTTATTTGACCGCCCGTTGTTTTTGATTGTTGTTGCATCATATCGAAGAACATACCGCCCTCGGCAGTCATTGATTGAAATGCTTTTTCTACATCTTTAAATCCAACTTTGCCCTCTTCAACAAATTTCATTACCACATCTTCAGTCGTTTTAAACTGCTTTGCCAACTCTTTTAAAATTGGAATACCGCGCGTAGTAAATTGCTGTATGTCGCGCGTGTACGCTCTGCCTTGTGTTTTAAGCGTTCCGTACAAATATGCAATGTCGCTAAAAGGAATTTTCAAAGCCGATGCAACATCACCAAGCATGCGTATGTTCTTAACAACAGAACCTGCGCTGAACCCATACGCTAACAACTGCTTTGTGGCATCTTGTACTTCAACCAAACTGAACGGTGTTGTTTTTGCAGTTTCTACTAACTGATTTTCCAATGCCTTGGCTGCTTGTGCATCACCTAACATCAATGTGCGTAACGATGCCGAAAAGTATTCGTAGTTAACCAAGCTATCAACAACGGCCTTGCCAAACGATACAACACCTGCGGCCCCAATACCGATACCCATTGCCCCCGCTAAATTTCCGAGTGCATTTTTAGTATTATTAACGGCCTTGTTTAGTTGCTCGGTCTTTTGCGTGGCCTTGCTGATAGGACTGCTAAACTTATCCTTTAACGATAGTATGTATTCAACACTATTATTTGCCATTCTTAACCTGTATTGTTCCGTTAAACTTCAAAACCCACAATATTTCTTCAATCGAACGCGCCCATTCATCATCTGTTAGCGTGTTTGGGTCGGTATGGTAATAAAAACGGATGAGCGCATTCTGTCGTGCAAACTCATCCGTTTCCAATAACTGCTTTGCCGAGTCTAATTTTTTTTTAACTCACCTGCTTCAGTGCTTAACATTGGTAGGATGGTCATTGCCGCGCTGCGTAGTGCTTTGAAATCATTGATGAT